GCTGCTAACCAGAAGATCGACAACCGGCGCAGTCTGTCCACGGCTGAATAGCCGAGAGAGAATTCCAAAGTTCTTCATGCCTTATTTGCTCCAGTCGTTTCTGCTTCGTCGTCGGTAGCTGGGCCAGCTTCCTTCGCTCCGCCTTTGCGGGGATCGGTGTCGAAAATGAGATTCAACTGATCCGCTCGCTTGTTGTCTGCGGCGATTTGCGCGTCAACCTCTTCAGGGTCTTCACCGTTTTCTAGGACCACTTGCGACCGCGCAATGAAACCAGAGCGCACGGCGATCTTGTCGGCATTGACGTCCTGCACCGGATGCGAATACGGCCAGCCCTGCGGAACCCAGAGCGTTCCATCGAGGATGTCGTCGCGCGCCTCGGCATAGCCGGAGATCGCGAGCGATGCAGACAACACCGCAGCATCGAGCCACGCCCCACGAATGCCCTTCAGCAGCTGCGGGATCAGATAAAGCCACTGGTCCATCTCGATCAGGCGGCGGAACTCATTGAGGATGAGCTTTAACGCGCGATCGGAAATGTCGCGAAGGTCTCCGGTCAAAATCTCGATTGGCATGCCGAGACGCGACGCAATCGCCATCAGGCCGCCACGGATGTATTCCGCATAATCCGTACCCGGCGATGGCGGCTGCGAGAACACCGGATCCCAGCCTTCCGGAAGCTCGAATCCCGTTCCCGGCTCAAGGCCACCTATCGGTGTCTGATCAGCATCCGTGCCTGTTTGCAAAGACCCCGCAGGACCGACATCGCTGCCATCATTGGCCGCCTTCTTGAAGTAGACGCTAAAAAGGTTCGCGACCTTCTGCCGCTCCAGCACCGCATCCCGCAAGTTGCCGAAGTTGAATAGCTCCGTCAGCACGCTAGCGAGGTCCGGAACGCCTCGGATCATCCCTGCACGCAAAGGCTTGTAGAGGTGCAGCACCTGATCGGCTGGAACACGAACCGGAAGATTCGTCCCAACGTTCGCCAGCTGCACTTCTCCGGGGTGTCGCGGATAGAACCAGTACGCGACACGACGACCGATCTTGTTGAACTCGATTCCGCAGCGGATTTCGTTTCCGTTGCTCGCCAACTGGTTCATGTCGGATGGGCACTGCTCCGACTCGATCAGCTGGAATTGCACCGGCACCGGCAAGCCATCCTCAGTGCGACGGCTCCGGATGCGGACAAAAACTTCCCCAGCCTCTTTCCACTCCCGCCATGCGAGAGCCTGCAAGCCGTAGAAGTCCATAACCCCGTCCGCATCCATGTACGGCAGAGATCGCTTCCAGAGCGCGGCATCCGCCGATCGCTGCTTGTCCGTGCCCCAACGGGGCTTCATCTGCACGCCCGTACCAATACCGTTCGAGACGGATCGGTCGAGATACGTGCCAGCCCACGGATCGTTGCGCGCCGCCTGTCGTGAGCGCGAGAGGATCGTCCCCTTTGATTGCTGCGCCGTGTTCGGCCCCGTTAGCGATGTCCGCCACGCCATCAGGCGCCGACCACTTCCGGCCGACGTGTATTCCGGCGTCGGTTTGCTGTTGCCGTCAGCGGCCATCAGAGCCCGGTTCCGGTCTGCGTCAGGCGGATGATTCGCTTGCGCTTCGTGGCCGGAGACGCCGCCGCGATCTCATCCAGCATTTCCCGACGAGCTCGACGCATCGCATCCAGATCGGCGTATTGCACCGTACGGTCGCCAAATGTCACGCGCGTCTTCCCGCCCGCGATAGCCCTTTCGACCTTCGCGATGTCATCGGTCGTCCACGCCATGGGGTCAGCGTCCTAGGTAGTTGCTGCGGATCGTGCGAAGCGGCCGCGATTGCACCGGCTTTATGGTTTCCGTTACGTCTGGGTTTCGATCCCACACATCCGCCCACGGCGGCGGCGCATCCCAATTGATGCGATCCAGCCGCAGCGGAAGGATCTCAATCGCGAGGCCGTACTGGCACAGGTCGAACGTTTCGTTGCGGCGCTTCGCCGGGTTCTCCCAGCGTTTCGCGCCGCGCGTCTCAGCCGTCAGCTCGTCGAAGAATCGAGTCGGCAGCCATCGCGGAAAGTGGTAGTAGCCGGGACCTGGTTCGCTTCGCCAGACATCGGCCATCACAGCGTCTTTCAGGATCGTCGTGTTCAGGAGCAGCACAGGCACATCGCCGCGCGCTCCGGAGTGGCGGTCCTTCCTCCCGCGAGCGTCCGGGAACTTCTCTTCGACACGCGGCGCGTTCGGGCTATCCGCACCCTTCACCAGACGAAACCGATGATCCAGATTCCGACGCCGCAGCGAACGCCAGAAGTCATACGCTCGCTGGGTTACGCCAGCCTCGCCACCGGAATCGCAGGCAACCATCCGGATCGGCATCGTGCGCCCAGAACCATCCGCAAGCGGATAGCGGCGCTCGATGACCTTTTCGATCAATCGATCCCAATCCTCGAGAAAGCTCGCCGGATCGATCGGCAGAAACCCGCCGTTTCCATCGCTCCGCTCCGAACTCTTAAGGGCGTAGCGATCGATGATCCAGCGTTGCCGCTGCGCGCCGACGCCGTGCACTTGGATGACGAAGCGCGCATTGCGCCCGGCCTGAATGTCAATCTGCGCGATGAGAAACCGGACGCCGTCTGGAACGCATCCCTCGGGCCAGTCCTCGACTCGATCCTGCAACTCATGACCGCTCTTTGACTTCGCGACTCCCAGCGGCAGATATGCTCGACCCTGATCCAGATTGACGGTGGACTTGATGTCCGTCTCATCTCCGGTTCGCGCATAGGCTTGGATCGCTACAGCGTATTTCTCCAGTAGTTTGGGCCAGCTTTGATACGCCGCAGCGACCGATGAAAGATGGAAACTGGCGATGTCCGTATCGCGCGGCTCGCCGATGATTTTGCGATCGCCTTCAATGCCGCAGCCGTCGGGAACCCATTCCCCGGCGACGTTGAGTGCTCGCTTCTTCTGTTCTCGAATCGCGACACCGCACGCTGGACACGGAATCACCGCATGGTGTTTCGCCCACTTCGCGGCATCCTCGGTCGGAAGCTGCTCGGCGAGCTGATCGAGAGGCGGAAGTCCGAACATCACATGGATATCTGGATTCAGCGCCATCCATTCGCCGCAATCCTGACAGCGCCAGTAGTACCAGCACCGTATACCGGAATTGAACAACGCCGTGATGCCAGTTGCCGGCGGCGCCATATGCGGAGAACCTGCCGGAGCGCGCCAACCGGAATCACGGTACTCCCTGCGGACCGAACTCTCCGCGACCACCATGCCGGCCGAGAGGAAGGTCTCGATTCGCTTTGACGAAAGGGCGAACAGCGAACCTTCTTCGTCGATGTCATCTGCGGCGAGGTCGTATTCCGTAATCGCCACATACCGAAAGTCGCGCCCCGAAAGCTGCGCGCCAGACGGCCAGCCGATCGAGAGAACCATCCCCGATCGGAACAACTTGTCGTAGGTGTTATCGTCCTGTCGGCGCGGCGACAGCCGCTGCCTGACTTCGGGCGAAGCCTCGATCATTCGCCCCATGCGAATCTTGCTGTAGTACCTCGCGAGGTCCTGACTCGCCTGTACGATCAGCATGTCGCCGGGCGCGTAGGTGACGTTTCGCGCAACCCAGCCATCGATCAGGGAAACCGTCTTACCCGTTCTGCCGGGGCCGAGGAACACGACAGCCGAATATCGGCGCGAGTCCAGAAGATCGGCGGGGCCGCGCATGTACGGCGTCAGTTCCGGATCGTATGGACCCGAGGCTGTCACCAGTGATCTCGCTATTCCCTCCGAGACCGAAATTTCTTCCGGCGGCGCAAACATCTGCGCCATGTCCGCGCGGTGTTCACGCGCTGAGGCGTACATCCTCGCCTTCTTCGGTCGCCAAGCGGTCAGCTATCCGGGCGCGTAACTCGCGAATCTTGCGCTGCAAATACTCGATGACTTCCGGTCCGCAACGTAGATCGCGTTCTGCCGTATCCGGCAAGGTCTCCAGCTCGCGGACGACGATCTTCGCGAGCGTCGCCATCTCGGACTGAACCTCAGCAGCCAGGATTAGCTGCCCGGTCTCCTGCTCGAACTTCAGCCGTTCGTTCTCGGACTGGAACCAAGCGCGACGGTCTCCGGGCCGCATCTTGGCCGGATCGATTCCGCCATCTTCGGTGCAGGCTGCGAGGATTGCAGGGCACGCATCCCGAAGCCGATAGACCGGGAACCCGCCGCGAGTGCCGGCAGCGCGCACTCCTGCATCATTCAAGCGCTTGCTGACCGTCTCCCTCGCCATGCCGAACTCTTCGGCGAGACGGCGAATCGAGAAGGTAACCGCGCGCTCGTCGAGAGCTTCAACGCCTGCCACGCTAGAACCCGACAGCTACAGCAGTCTCAGGGCCTCTGATGTGGAAGCCTTGGGGCTCGAAAATGTCTGGTAAACCGCGGTCGGCGTCCCCGCGGTTGGCAACCGCCTTGTGGAGCCTCCGACTACCG